CAACAACTTTATGCGCTCCTAACAAGAATACTTTAATTCCTATTAGAAATGACTGAACAAAACGACAACATGACCCTCGCCGTCTACAAGGCGTCGCAATTTGCTGACTTTATAGTCAAGCTAGTTGTATTTCTTGTGGCTTTTCTAGCCAATGTGACTGTCGCGCTTTATGAAAGTGCTTCAGACTTTGCAGCGATTATGAACGCCATGGTTGATGATGTGATGAACTCCGAGTTCTACACAGAATCCCGTGTGAAATGGTTCTTCGCTAAGGTTGGCTATGAAATGCGAGGTGATGATGCTGAAGTTTTGTCTCAGGCCTTTTATATTTGGTGGAACATCCTGTGTGTTTACCTCTGGTGGAAAGTAACATTTTACTTCTACCGAACTTACTTTAAGTGCTGGATAGCGTCATTTAGGATGGCACGAAAGGTTGCTACTTCTGTAGTAAACTTGTGCGTGACTGATAATGTGACACAAATTCTTGATTCCAATGGTAACCTGTTGGGACAATTGGATTATGCTATTAAGCCTGAGAAAGCAATTCCGTCTTCTGATAGGCTCCCTTCGGACCGAATGTCCGCATTGGTTGAGCTCAGAAACTTGGACGGGATGCGTGTAGGTTATGGTTTTCGCGTAGGTATGTACATATGTACCGCTACACACGTGCGTGATGCAGCCTCGTGGATCGTTAATCCTTATAACGATAAACGAGCGTTCTCCATTCATGACAGTCAACTGATACAGACTGCTCATGATGTGACTAGGATCAAGTTTACCGACGGCCAACTGTCGAGACTTGGTGTTAGGTCCGTGTGTGTGTCAGAACCCAAGAACGGTTCTCTGGTGTATGTCCCTGACGTTGTCAACTCCGCTGGAAAGCCCCTGTCTTATAGGACAGCGGGAGCTATCCAGGGTGAGTACGACTCAGAAGCTCTCCCTATGTCGTTTCTACATACGGCAAGCACCTATCCAGGTGTTTCAGGAGCTCCTGTTATGTCGAGAAACAAAGTCGTGGGAGTGCACATTGGAGCACACCGTGCAAAGGAACTGAATGTAGCCGCTGCCATACATACTCTCTTTACTGGTCATTCTGAAGAAAGTTCTCTCTCTACCCAAGAGAGAATGTTCTCTCATTATGACGAACTGGAGACAAACAGGAAATCTCGCAAAACTCGTGAGAAGCCTACGTGGAAACAACCTGAAATTCAGGGAAAACCATGGGCTGACTACGAAAGCGATGAGGAACTGTTCTTTGAGACTACGGATTTTCGCTCAGGCCCCGAGGAAGTGGGGGCTTCAGAGCGCTCCGTAATCACTTCCTCTCCAGTTATAAGAAAGAGCTCAAGTATGTCGATGCTGGACTCGACGTCGACGAAGGAATGTTCTTCATCGGCCGTTGTGATATCGGAAAAGGAATCTTCAACAAGAAGTCTAAGCACTTTGAGGTGCCTAGACCAATTGCAGAAAATTTCCCAGAGGTCTCAGACTATACCTTCCCTCCCACGGAAGCAGACCCCAACCGTGTCCTCACTTCCCTCGTCTACAGCAGAGGTACAAAGCCAAAACCCCGGCCTTGCGGAGAAGAAGCAGAGAAAGCGTCGCAGAAAGCGTACGAAGCCTCAGCTAAGCCAGAGTGGCTTGAAGCAGAACATCATAGGTTCTCCGACTTCAACCACTCCAGGCTTGGACGAGAGGCTTTCGAACCTGTCGTGCGAAGTCTCCTCTCTCAAGTCTCTCTTAAATCAACTCCTGGTTGCTTCATCAACGTCCTCGGCTCCACAAATAAAGCAGTGTTAGACGGCCACAGCGATGTGGTCATCGACGCTGTTTGTGATAGGTTAGAACTTCTATTCTCAAATGAAGTCTTCCCGACCCACCCTTTAGATAGGGTGGTGACCGGTTATACAGACTTTATTATTCCTTTTGAGAAATATGAAGGACACCCATCTCGGAAAGCACAGCAAGGACGTTGGCGGATTGTAAGCAGTCTGTCGTTGGTGGACCAGCTCGTGGAACGTGTGTTTTACACGGATTTTGTCGAGCCAGTCAAAGAAGATTACCCCTCCTCCGGGGTGTGTATTGGTATTAGCTTTACAGATGAAGGCACTGATGAGTTTGCCCGTAGTATACCAGTGGATAACCTTTATTCCACTGATGTGTCCGGGTTTGACCGCTCTCAGGATGCTTCATATATCAGAGCCTGCGTTGATCGACGTTTAGCAACTCTTCCTTCCGGAATGGAGAAGCTGAGAAAAGCGATCCGTAGACATAATGAATGTATGATGCATCCTGTCTTCGCTGTTCCCACCCGTGGAGCAGCTGAGCTTTACATTTCAACTCGTCCGAAATGTATGCTCTCTGGACGGTATGTAACCACTTTCTTTAACAGTGATATCCGCATGGACTTAGCGTTTCTAGCTCAGGCTAGTTACGCTAAAGCTTGTGGAGATGACTGTTTAGAAGTACACGCTGACGATAACATTGTAGAGCGCTACAGTGAACTTGGATACAAGTTGCGGCAACCACAGCTTATGAAAGCTGAGCAGATTGAGTTCTGCTCGCATTCGTATAGCAGAGGTCCCAACCATGCATCTTTGAGTTCCTGGCCCAAGGCGCTCCATAAACTTGTGACTAGACCAGTGACTCCAGAACTCGTTGAAGCTTTCCTTCACGAGATCCGTCACAATTCTAATTTACCTCACATAGCGTCAGTGTTGCTGGAAGATGGTGTTTTGCACTTCGCATAGCCAGTGCATAAACTAAGTACACAATATTACACTATAAAGAACACGCAACTCAACCGATTTACCCTACTATCTCATCATGGCAAGAAACAATAGAAGAAATGCGAAGAAGGAGAAATTCGTCTTCAAGTCAGGCGTCGCTGACCAAATGCCGTCCTATGTGTCGGCAATGGTTAACCCGTTTGACGAGAAAGCTGTTGGCACCAAGATTCACGACGCTAATGCTAGTGATACTTTCTGTTATCAAGTTCGTGGCTACTATAACATGCAAGTCAACGACGTTGGTTCCGGATATCTTGAAGTTAGGCCTAACATCTATCAGGCGTTTAGGCTTGTCAATGGCTACCTCGCCGCAGCTCCAACAACCCCGACCGTTAACGGTGCCGGTATTGTTGATGCTGCTGCTGCTGGTGGTGATATTACTCTTTTCGACGTTTCTGGATATACCTCGCTTGCCGCCCTGACTGACCGATA